GGAAGAACAGCCACAAGTCTTCACCGTCAAGGTTGACGGTAAAGAAGTCGATGTGACGCTGGACGAACTTCAGAAGGGATATTCAAGGACACAGGATTACACACGCAAGACTCAGCAAATTGCGGAGGTCAGGAAACAGACCGAGGCAGAGTTGCAAGAGGTGCGTGCCGAGCGCGAGCAGTACGCTCAATTGTTAGGTGCTCTACAGGCACAGGTTCAGCAGGCAGCGCAGCCTCAAATTGATTGGGATCGCCTCTACCAAGAGGACCCCATTGAGTGGGTTAGGCAGCGCGAAGTGATGCGGGAGAACCAGGAAAAGGCCGCAGCTATTCAATCCGAACAGCAGCGTCTGGCCCAGTTATCCCAGCAGGAGCAAGCACAGCAACGCCAAGCGTTGTTGCAGCAAGAGCAAGAGGCTTTAATTGCAGCGATTCCAGAATGGAAGGACTCCAAAAAGGCTCAAGCAGAAAAAGCGATGCTGCTTCAATTTGGTCAAAAGATCGGATTCACACCTGATGACCTTAAAAATGTTGTTGACCACAGGGCGGTCGTGATGTTGCGTAAAGCAGCTCTTTACGACCAGATGATGTCCAAGCGAGGACAGATCAAGCCAGTGACCAATAACGGCCCAAGACCTGCCAAGCCTGGTGCAGCAGGGAGAGTAAGTAGCAATACAGAAGCTATGCGAGCACAACAGCGCGTCGCAAAAACTGGCCGTGTCGATGATGCGGCCAATGCAATCTTCCAACTTTTGAAATAAGGAATAAATCATGGCTATCGTAACGAACACGTTCACGACCTACTCTGCAAAGGGTATTCGTGAAGACTTGAGCAATGTGATCACAAACATTGCTCCCGAAGAAACCCCCTATATGTCCAACATTGGCCGCGAAAGCGTCACCAATACTCTGTTTGAATGGCAAACAGATACATTGGACTCTGCTGCTGCTAACGCACAGCTTGAGGGTGATGATGTAACTTCTTTTAGCTCAGTGACAGCTACTGTCCGCTTGACCAACTATGCTCAGATTTCACGCAAGACTATTATCTTGTCGAACACTGAAGAAGTTGTCAACAAAGCAGGCCGCCGTTCTGAGTTGGCCTATCAGATCGCCAAACGCGGTTCTGAATTGAAGCGTGACCAAGAATTCGTTTTATTGAATGGCGGTATCGCTGTTGCTGGTAACACAACCACAGCTCGCGTGACTGCTTCTTTGGGTGCTTTCATCAAGACCAACGTGGACTATGACACCACCAACGGCGTAAATCCTAGCTACACCACCTTGCCTAACTCAGCTCGCACTGACGGCACTGTGCGTACTTTCACTGAAACCATTCTCAAGAATGTGATTCAAAAAGTATGGACACAAGGTGGCACACCTAAGATTTTGATGGTTGGTCCAGTCAACAAGCAGCGCGTGTCAGGTTTCTCTGGCATTGCATCAGCTCGTTACAACATCAATGGTGGGGACCGTCCTGCAACCATCATCGGGGCCGCGGACATCTACGTCAGCGATTTCGGCCAAGTGCAGGTGGTTCCCAACAGGTTCCAACGCGAGCGTGACGCTTGGGTGATTGATCCAGAATACGCAAAGATGACTACCCTGCGTCCTTACCAACAAGTCGAGTTGGCAAAGACTGGTGACGCCGAGAAGCGTATGCTTTTGGTCGAATGGGGCCACAAGGTCTTGGCAGAAAACGCACACGGTCTGGCAGCAGACTTGGTAACTTCTTAAACGAAGCAAAGGAAGAGGGGGGAGCAATCCCCCCTTTTTTTTACATGGAAAAAAGAATATTCAACGAAGATAAAGATCAGGGCATCACACGCTACTGGCACTACAACCCTGAGACTGATGAGGCAACGATTCAGACTCAGCAGGATGTAACAGACATCATTGAAGAGAACAAGCAAGAGTTCAATATTGTTGATGAGCGTGCTGGCTGGAAGGGTGAGTTTCACCGCGTTGCAAGCATTCCAATGTCTATATATGCACAACTCAAAGCAGAGGGCAAGCTCGAAGATCAGGAATATATGAAGCGTTGGCTTAATGATCCAGAGAATAGATTTTTCCGAGTACGACCAGGACAAGTATGAAATACATCGCAGTATGCACACCAGCGCGTGACATGGTTCACACCATGTTTACCTATGACCTTGTCAACATGGTGGCTAATCACACATTGAACACCAATGATGCCATCAGTTTGAAAATATCGCAGGGTACGCTTATCGCCAATCAGCGAGCTGAATTGTGCCTAGATGCGATGCGTGAAAAATGCACTCATGTGCTTTTTATTGATTCAGATATGCGGTTTCCACATGACATGATTGAGCGTTTGCTACAACATGACTTGGACATTGTGGCGACCAACTGCGCCAGACGCCGTATGCCTACAGGACCAACCGCACAGATCTACAAAGAGAATGGCGAACGCGAGTTGGTATATACCATGCCAGAAACAACTGGCCTGCAAGAGGTTGGATCAGTTGGTATGGGTGTGATGCTGATCAAGGCTAATGTCTTTGCGGCATTGTCAGAGCCTTGGTTTGAGACTCCATGGCGGCATGACAAGCGAGGGTACATTGGAGAGGATGTTTTCTTTTGTAAGAAAGCCAGAGAGGCAGGCTTTAAGATATGGATTGATCACGATGTGAGCAAGGAAATAGGCCACATTGGAATGTTTGAATTCAAGCATGATCATACTTGGGTGATGCGTGAAGTTGAGGAAAAAGAAAAGGTTACCTAATGGCACTCACAACATACACCGAACTCAAATCATCGCTGGCTGACTGGCTCAACCGGCAGGATTTGACTTCCACCATTCCCGACTTCATCAGCCTGGCAGAGGCTCAGATAGAACGCCAGTTGCGTACCCGTCAGATGATTGTGCGTGCCAATGCGTCATTTGCGGCGGCTGCTGAATATGGCACTGTGCCTGATGACTTCTTGGAGGCCAAGGCCATCAAGATCAACACCAATCCAGTGACAAACCTGACGTTTCAGACTATTGACGCCATGGATCAGTTGTCGAACACCACCTATTTGTCCAGCGGAAAGCCACTGTATTTCACGGTTGTCGGAAACCAATTCCGACTGTTGCCAATCCCTGATGGTGCATACACGGCCGAGTTGGTGTACTACGCCAAGTTGACAAAGTTGTCATCCACAGTGGCAACCAACTGGCTGTTGACACAAGCGCCTGACGTCTATTTGTATGGTGCTTTGTTGCAGGCTGCGCCATACCTGCAAGACGATGCGAGAATCCAAGTGTGGTCATCGTTGTATCAGGCTGGTTTAGATCAGTTGCAGATCGCTGATGACCGTGGTTCAACCTCTGGCGGCGCTTTGATGGCGCGTGCAAGGACATTCGGATGATGATCACCACCACCAAGGGCGAGATGGACGAGTCACTGCTTGAAAAGCGTGAGGGTTCTATCGACAACGATACCGAGACAACCACATGGGTTGAGTATTGGCTTGATGGCGAGATGGTGCATCGCTCGGTTCACATGGCTCTCAAGAGCAGTGTCTTTGCTGATGGAATCAGTCAACAAATTACTTGAGTTGGGTATAACCCAAGAAGGGAACTATCATCGCAAACACACAAGCCATGTGCACAAGTTTCAAGGGTGAGCTGCTTGTCGGCCACCACAATTTCGGCACTGGTGTTGTTCGCGCAGCGACCACCGCCGACACATTCAAGGCTGCTTTGTACTTGGCCTCTGCCACCGTCAACGCATCCACCACGGCCTACAGCTCCACAGGAGAGGTGACAGGCACAGGCTACACAGCAGGTGGTGTGACAGTGACATTTGGCACTGCACCAAGCACCAGCGGAACAACAGCGTTTGTGACTCCCAGTGCCAGCATCAGCTACTCATCCGTGACATTGTCTACAGCCTTTGATGCGGTCCTGATCTATAACTCGACCCAATCAAACAAGGCAGTCAGCGTCCACACATTTGGCAGTCAGACAGTGACTGCTGGGACATTCACGCTGACCATGCCGACCAATGATGCAAGCACTGGCCTGATCAGGCTGGCTTAACGCAGGGGCAGCGGCATGGCTGCATACGGCACAGGCTATTACGGCAGGGGTGTTTACGGCATTGGCAATGTCGTTATCAGTGGAAACTCGTCCACTGCTGCCGTTGGCAATTTACTAGAGAACATTTCTGTTCAAGAGGATGGGAACATTGCTACAGGCAATGTCGGAACAGTCGGGCTGACTGTATCCATTGCCATCTCTGGCAATGCGTCAACCTGTGCTGTTGGATCGGTTTTAGCAGAATCAACCAAGGCCGTCACAGGCAATGCGTCAACCTTGGCGGTTGGCAGCGTTACACAATCAAGAGCACTTGACTTAGTAGGCAATTCTGCAACGGCAGATGTTGGATCAATTGGCGTTTCCATCACCAAGGCCGTCACAGGCAATGCCGCGACTGGCTCTGTTGGCACACTGTCGGCAGAGGTTATTTCGTTCCAGGACATCACAGGAGTCGCTGGCACAGGATCTGTCGGCACTGCCAGCAATGTCATATCTATTGGGATAATTGGCGTTGAGTCAATTTGTGCTGTTGGGACGATGATTGGATTTGGCTGGGGAGCTATTCCAGACAACAGCGAGACATGGACCGCGCAGTCGGACAATTCTGAGAGCTGGACACCAGTTGCTGATTCATCTGAGAGCTGGACACCAGTTTCAGACTCATCAGAAACTTGGACTGATTTAGCAGACAATTCAATCACTTGGCAAGAGGCCGCATAGGTTGAAAATGAAGAATACTGAATCATTGACTCAGCAGCGATTGAAAGAAGTGTTGAACTATGACGCTGAGTATGGTGTTTTTACTTGGGCTGTAACTAGAACAAAGGCAGTCAAGGGAAGAGTTGCAGGGAATGTAGATAGCCACGGCTATTGGATTATTGGCGTAGATGGAGTTAGACATAGCGCTCACAGACTGGCTTGGCTATATGTTTACGGGTTTTATCCAAAAGAAGTTGATCATCAAAACCATGTGCGAATTGATAATAGGCTTGTTAATCTTAGAGCAACTGACAGAGTAGGAAATGGCAAAAACATTTCAAAACCAATCGATAATACATCTGGTGTTGTCGGAGTTTCTTGGACAAAAAGATTGGGCAAGCGAAATGACAAATGGGAAGTTAGAGCTTGCGGGAAATTTTTAGGATATTTTGATGACTTTTTTGAGGCTGTTTGCAAACGCAAATCAGCAGAATTGAAATTTAACTTTCACCCAAATCACGGAATTTAATGGAGATTTAACATGGCAGATTCCACGACGACCAACCTATTACTCACAAAGCCCGAAGTCGGCGCGTCAACAGATACCTGGGGAACCAAGGTCAATACAGACTTGGATACGATTGATGCGTTGTTCACAGCCAATGGCACAGGCACATCTGTTGGCCTGCATGTTGGCTCTGGAAAAGTTCTCAAAATCGGTGGAAGCATTGACACTGATGCATCAACCGCATTGACTGTGAAGACAGTTGGGACCACCGCTGTCACGATTGATACAAGTCAGAATGTGGGGATTGGTACTGCTTCGCC